GTGACCAACGATGTACGCAATGTGAAGGTGTGCTCAACCTGCCAGCTTGGCAAGGAACCAGCCGCATTCGCAAAGGACAAGCACCGCGTTGACGGCCTGAAGAACGTGTGCCGCTCCTGCGCTGCCGACTATGCCGCCGCATACCGAGAGAAGCACCGTGAAGAGCTGAACGCCTACCAGAGGCAGTGGAGGCGCGATAACCCCACCTATCAGCGTGAGTGGCGCGAATACGGCCCCAGGCGCACCAAGTGACCACCGAACCGATTGAAGCCCTTGAGCGCCGTCTCAACGCCCTTGAAGCCCGCCTAGACGACATCGATGCACGAGCACGAAGGATGGAACATGGAACATCTACCAAGCTTCACTGACCTAGTAAAGATCACCACAATCATCGACGGTGTGAGCAAGCGTTGCCGTAAGTGTGAAGGCACGTTCCCTCTCGCCGAACTGGCCAAGGACAAGAGCAAGTCTTACGGCACCTCGAACATCTGCCGCCCTTGTGATGGCGCTCGCTGTTCCGACTACGCCAAGCGCAACCCGGACAAGGTACGCGCCAAGGTCAACCGCTACCGCGCAACTGACAAGGGCAAGGCTGCTGCTTCACGTGGGCGCCATTCACGCCGCGCCGCACTCGCTGAGTGCTCCACAAAGCCTTACGACCGTTTTGATATCTACGACCGTGACAACGGCCTGTGCCACGTCTGCGCACTTCCTGTAGCACGCGATGACTTCCACCTTGACCACCTTCACCCGTTGAATCACGCAGACAGGTTTGAAGCCCGCATTCTCGGTGACACTCCTGGCAACGTGGCTCCTGCTCACGACACGTGCAACCTCTCACGCGGGAACCGAGAGATTGCACAGGAAAAGCTCATCGAGCTAGCCACGCCAGGCGCGTTCAAGGTTCTTAACGACTTCAAGACCTATTTCCTAGCGACGTTCTGACACGACTTACCTCACACCCTGCGCTTCTGGTCTTTTACGTCAGGCACGTAGTAGGCCAAAACCGCAGGGTCTTTCATACCTTAGAAAGGATGACCCTGTCATGACCACACCTCGACACCTACGCACTCGTGAAGAGCGTGACGCCCTAACACGTGCCAACGGACACCGACCACTGAACGATTACGGTTATGGTTGGAAGCAGGCGTGCGAAGAGCTTGACCTCAACCCTTTGTACCTGATGCCTGAAGATATTGACCGCATCGTCGGAAAGCCTCACCGTGATCTTTGGGACGCTGAAGGTGACCGCGTGCTCTTGCCAGGCATTATCAGCGAGCACGCCACACCGACACAGCCTCTCTCACGTGCCTCTGAGACAGACCTACGTGATATCGCCCAACTGAACGGTGTGACGCTCACAGAAGCCGAATGGGCCGTGATTGATGCCGTCGCCGACATTGGCACTGGATACGGATATGCAAAGGTTGTAGGTGAGCGACTAGGTATCAGCCCTGGATACGTCCGCGTTCACATCAATCGCGTGCGTGAGAAGATCACCCAAGCTGCATAACACAAAGCCCCGGAACTTTCTCCGGGGCTTTGTCATGTTCTCAGTCGTTGAAGTAGTTGTAGATCGCTTCCCAATCTGCGCCTTCAATCTCCCGTGTCGAGAGTTCCGAGTGATCCTTCAACCACCTGACGCCCTGTTCCCGATACGCCTCCTGACTCTCCATCGTGAACCCTTCTCCGGCCCTGAAGAACATCTTGGTTTCCTTCTGAAGGGCTTCCATCACTGCGCTTGTCTCTCGCGTCTCCATGTCACGAAGTATGCAAGTGACAACGCCTGTTGTCAACTGTAACGCTTACCCTCTTATAGTGAGGGCACTTTCTGCAATCTCGCGTAGCTGTATCACTTATGGAGATTGAGTGTTCCTCACCGTGGCTGACGTTACGTCTACGGTAGAGCTGTGGGGTCTTTCCATCCTTTCTACCCGCGTTGTTCCCGTAGACGTGACGTCGTTCAAATGTGCTTGATGTAATGGCAGCATGACAGGCTCCAACCCTGTTTGTGTGGGTTCAAGTCCTACAGCACGTGCTCACTTGTCTTTGACCCTTCCCAAAGACAAGGCGCGATGGCCGCTCCGCGCAATATAAGTAGAGCGGCATGTTTTGGTCTGTAACTCAATTGGCAGAGTGCCGCGCTGTTAACGCGGAAGTTTCAGGTTCGATCCCTGACAGGTCAGCTCAAGCTCTTATCGTCTAGAGGTTCAGGACGCCAGGTTTTCACCCTGGTAACACGGGTTCAAATCCCGTTGAGAGTGCTTTGATACCTAACCCTTCCTAGGTATCACACGATGCGCGGTAGAGCAGTTAGGTAGCTCAACGGTCTCATAAGCCGTATGTCACGGGTTCAAATCCCGTCCGCGCTACGGGGATATAGCTCATCAGGTTAGAGCGTCTGCCTTGCACGCAGAAGGCGTTCGGTTCGAGTCCGAATGTCTCCACATAGTTCGGTCAATACCGATCACCGAACATGCACGTTCAGTGCGAATGAACAACACCTCATGTTGAACAGTCTGTAGCTCAGTGGGAAGAGTGCCGCATTTGGGATGCGGAAGCCGCAGGTTCGAGCCCTGCCAGATTGACCCCTAGAAAGGAATGAATGATGAACAGTGTCAAGCTAACCAACGACTTGCTTAAGGTCATCGCTGCACAGCTCGCTGACCTTGCCTACTCCATCGATAGTGAGAGCTTCACCCGCGTATTCAACTCTGTGCCTGAGGATGTCCGTACGGCCCTTGCATGGCACCTTGCCGTTGAGTTCAGCATGCGCCTTGACGTGAAGTGATGGATTACCGCGCGGCCTACTTGGCGCTCATCGCCTCGAACTTCCTACAGGCCATTAACCCTCAGCATCGACAGTCGTTCGCCGCAGGGTTGGCCACGCTCTCGCAGGAAGACCGGGAAGAGTTTATGCGCCTGGTGCTCTTGAACCTCGAACCATCAGACCTCAACTGACGTTCCCTGCTTCAGTTACAGCATCACTTGGAAGGGCGCAACATGACTCTTCCAAGTAATGCCGATTTACAGGCACCTCCCATCGACGTCAGCGAAAAAGCGTTTCAAGCTCAGATCCTCCGCCTCGCTTCTGCGTACGGATGGAACTTCATGCACGTGCCACCCGCATACGTTCGCGGGAAATGGCAGACATACATACAAGGCTCTCCCGGATATCCCGACCTCACGCTAGCCCGCAATGGCGAAGTGCTCCTAGTTGAGCTGAAAAGTGAAAAGGGACGCTTTCGACCTGGTCAAGAGGAATGGGTCAAAGTGGCCGGCTCTCACGGCCGAATTTGGCGACCTTCTGACTGGACCGAAATTGTGGAGACCCTGAAATGACATGGCGCGTAGCACGTTCCCTAGATCAGCTCTTGAAGCAACTGAATGAACGCTTCCCACTCCGCAATAAGGCTTCAGACGGAAGTATCGGGGACGCTGCACACGCTTCACGCGCTAGTGACCACAATCCTTGGTACGGCCCTGGCATCGTGACCGCACGGGACTTCACCCACGACGTTGTGAACGGCCCTGACGGTAATTGGCTCGCTGAAACCTTGGCAGCCTCACGTGACCCGCGCATCAAGTACATCATTTGGAACCGTCGCATCTTGGACACACGCCCCGGAAACAATCCGTGGAAGTGGATGCCCTATACGGGAACCAACCCGCACACGAAGCACGTGCACGTCTCAGTGATGCCTAACGCCTCCGCTGACGACACAACTCCGTGGAACCTAAGAGGAAACCCACATACACCGACGCCAGGCGCGTCACGACTTCTGATGAGCGGTGACATGATTACCTTCCCTGCTGAAATGAACACACGCTCTGAAGTCATCTCACTTCCACCTGACGCCAACGTGAAGCTCATCTTTAGCGCTAAGACCACAATCTTCGGTGGTCACATCTACTTCTGGTCCGCTGTCAATAATGCGGGCACTGGTGGTGACCCTGTTCAGTTCCGTGTTGAGCCGAAGCAGGGCGGTGTGATCAACGTACCGCGTGGTACCACAAAGGCTGAGATCACCTACTCATGCGCCACACCTGTACAGGTCTTCATTCAGGCTATTGCTTGATATGTACGAAGCATCAGGTAGCAGGCGTAAGCGTCGACTACCTGAGCACGTTCGTAAGGCCGTATTGCAGCGTGACAACTACCGCTGCCAGCTACGACTAGACGATGACAAGTGTGAGGTTCGAGCTAATCAGGTTGATCACATCGTGCCTGAAGCTCGTGGTGGTAGTGACGCACTCACAAATCTTCAGGCCGCATGCGCCTTCTGCAATAACTCAAAGAACGCAGGTCAGCGATTCGATCCGCAGCCTGTCATTCGTCGCCAGTGGTGGTGAGTTTTTCCCGCTGATGGCGCCTCAGAGGATCGACGTCCCTGTGTTTCTCTCTCCCCGCATTCATACAACCACAAGAGGTGTTCATGGGTCCGGTAGCAGAGAGCACGCAAATCACGCTCAACGCGCTCGAATTGACGGACACAGACACAGCCGCAGCCACGTTGGCATTGAAGCTTGCTGAAGCTCTCGACAACGAGAAGTCAGGCCGCACAATCTCGGAACTTTCCGCCAAGTTGCTAGCTGTTCTCGAATCTTTGGGCGCAACTCCTGCCGCACGTAAGGCACTTCAGAAGGGAGCGCCCGCAATTGGAACCACCAGCGAATCAGGCGCTCTCGCCGACCTCCGACGTCTTCACTGAGACCGTCTACGGGATTCCCACACCTCGACTCTTCACACCGCCTCTGCGTCCGCTCACACCTGAAACGACGCGTGGTTATGAAGTTATCGAGTTCGCCCGCAACGTCCTAAAGGAACCGCTTCTACCTTGGCAGGAAGAGGCAGTGATTAGGGCTATGGAATTGAACACTGACGGGACATATCGATTCCGTACGGTGGTCATTCTCGTTGCACGCCAGAACGGCAAGTCACACCTGAGCAAGGTTGTTGCGCTTTACAAGATGTACGTTGACAACGCCAAGCTAGTTCTTGGTGTCGCTCAAGACCTCAGCATTGCCAAGGAAGTTTGGCTAGGCGCTGTTGAGATAGCGACCGACACACCTGAGCTTGCTCACGAGGTTCTGAACGTCCGATACGCCAATGGTGAACAGGAACTTTCACTTCTCAATGGTGCTCGATACAAGATCTCTGCCGCTTCACGTTCCGCAGGCCGAGGGCTGACCGTTGATCACCTCACGCTTGACGAGATTCGTGAACACCGAAACTTTGACGCCTGGTCAGCGCTGAGCAAGACGACAAACGCTCGTGCATGTGCTCAGACATGGACCATCTCAAACGCAGGTGACGCACAGAGCGTTGTTCTGAACCAATTGCGCGATGCTGCGCTCTCCGGCCGTGACGAATCAATCGGACTGCTCGAATGGTCCGCTCCTGACGGTTGCGCGCTTGAAGACGTTGAAGGTTGGCGTCAGGCGAACCCTGCTCTTGGTCACACGCTCTCCATCCAAGCTATCCGTAGCGCTCTCGCCACTGACACACCAAACGTCTTCCGCACGGAGATCTTGTGTCAGCGTGTCGACGCTCTAGACGCTGCTATCGAGGCTGCCGCTTGGAATGCACTTGTGGACTCAGCGGGATCACTTGCTGACTACCGCGAACAGATCTCCTTGTGCCTCGACGTCTCCCTTGACGGGGCACATGCCACGCTTGTTGCCGCTGCGCAGCTCTCAGACGGCCGTGTACGCGTCGAACCAATCGCAGTGTGGTCAAACACCGAGGACATCAAGCGTGAGCTTCCTGAGCTGATTGAGCGCATCGCACCTGTCACGTTCTCGTTCTTCCCGCTCGGTGGTGCTGCCGCCATCGCTCCCTTCCTCCGCTCACACGGTGGAGTCGAGATTAAGGGGACGAAGGTCAGTGAAGCGTGTATCGGTCTCGCCGACCTAGTTCAGACACGTCAGATTCTCCATCCTGGCGACCCACTCATTGATGCCCACATCATCGGCGCTCAGAAGTACCAGCGTGGCGATGGTTGGGTTTTCGTTCGTCGTGGCGTTGGACATGTTGATGCCGCCTATGCCGTCGCAGGTGCCGTGTATGCGCTCTTCAGCGCTGAACCTCCTGAACGCATTGCATCGTTCGGCATTTACTAAGGATTCCAACTCTTATGAAGAACAAGCTTTTTATCACCGCGCAGGCGCTAGGAGTAGGTGCCGTCATTACTGGCGTTGCTCTCCTGGCCCCGCTCGGTGTCACTCTCATTTTTGCCGGTCTCACGCTCGCTGCCTTTGGGACTTTGAAGGAAGCAGGTGTGATCTGACATGGGTCTTGGTAAGGTTTTCGTTCGCCAGGCCGCTAACAGCGAAACGCGCGCGGCAGGTTCCAACTTTGAATCGCTGCTCACGCTGGCCGGCTCTTATTTCTACCCGACGACTTTCTACAACGGTGCGTTCGCTATCCCTGGCGTCGCTCGCTCGGTTCAAATCGCCGCTGATCTCCTGGCAAGTATCCCGTGGGATGCCTACCGTCAGCGTGCCGGGAAGCCCGTAGAGAAGCTTTCTGCTCCTGCCTTGCTCAATCAGCCATTCCCGCAGGAGACCCGATACGCAACCTTCCGCGCATGGGCCACTGATTACATGTTCCACGGGAACGCGTTCGGCATCATCGCATCACGTGACCTACAGGGATACCCAACTTCCGTGTATCCAGTCTCAGCCGATTTGGTCAGCGTTCGCCGTGTTCTCGTCGAAGGTGAGTCTTGGTTGCCTGTCGGTGCCCTTGAGTACCGCGTTGGTGGCGAGACCTACTCACAGTGGGACGTAATCCACATCAAGGGACCTTGCCGACCTGGCGACGTTCGTGGATACGGCGCACTCGAACTACAGACTCAGACTCTTGACCTGTCGCATGAGCTCGCCAACCAGGCACAGGGCATCTCAACCGCTGGTGTCCCCACTGGCGTCCTGAAGAGCTCGAACCCAGACCTGACACCTGAGCAGGCCGCACAGCTCAAGACGTCGTGGCTGAACGCTCAGAAAACCCGCAACGTGGCAGTGCTCGACTCTCAGACTGAGTTCACGCCGCTGTCATGGAACCCCGAAGAGATGCAGTTGCTTGAGAGTCGCAAGTTCGCTCTGACCGACATTGCTCTCATCTTCGGTATCCCGCTGTCATTCCTTGGCGCTGATCAGGGAACGCGCACCTACTCGAACGTTGAGCAGGAGGCGTTGAACCTCATCAAGTTCGGTGCCGTTGGCGGAATGATCACAGCGTTTGAACAGACGCTCTCGCTGCACTTCCCGAACGGGACATACGTCAAGGCGAACCTTGATGCTGTTCTACGTTCCGACACTCTCACCCGTTACCAGGCGCACGAAATCGGTATTCGTGCTGGATTCCTCACCGTGAACGAAGCACGTGAGCTTGAGGATCGTGCCCCACTTTCACCTGAGGAATTGAAGACCCATGCCGCCACGCAAGCGACAGGAACCGCAGACGCAGGCACCAACGACGAAGACGGATAAGTGCCACGTCGACGGCTGCAATGAAGACGAACACACCTACGGCTTCTGCCTGAAGCACTTCAATCGTTGGAGGGGGCTACCTGATGACTGATATTCAGACACGCTCTTTCACACCTGACATTGAAGTTCGCTCAGGTGGTGACGGACGCACGGTCGCGGGAATCGTGGTCCCTTACGGGTATGCACAGCGTATCGACGCTGAGCTAATCGAACAGTTTGCTAGTGGCGCGTTTGATCATCAGTTCAACGCTGCACACCGAATCAAGCTCACTCGTGATCACCAGATTCACGGTGGACAGATCATCGGCAACGCACGAGTCATGCGCAACGATGCCGCAGGACTTTACATGGAATTCCGCGTGTCAAACACTGAGCGCGGTAACGAGACGCTTGAGCTTCTACGCGATGGCGTTCTGAGTGACCTATCCATCGGATTTCGAGCCGCACAGGATCGACGCCTACCTAACGGTGTCATTGAACGCACTAAGGCACACCTCTTTGAAGTATCGGTTGTGCCTGAGGGTGCGTACGGCGAGGAAGCAATGGTTACGGGCGTCCGCTCTGAACTGTTGACTCCTGGTCTTGATAAGGCACGTCAGATTTTGGCCGCTTGGCCTGTTCTACCTGCCTGAAAAATCCGCACCCCGTTCTAACACTCGCTAGACGACACCCTCACGGAATTCAAAGCAATGCCGTGAACACCCCGTCATGCGCAAAAGACGGCACCCGGCATAACCGCCTAACTCCCTTCTTTGAATTTCTTGAGGAACATTTCTATGTCTAACAACCCGTACATCAAGGCACAGCGCGACAAGTTCGATGCGCTCACGGCCAATGTCCGTTCTATCACTGACAAGGCTGCCGCTGAGAAGCGTGACCTTACTGAGGATGAAGTACGTTCGGTCACTGAGCAGAACGACAGTGCTCGTGCTCTTGCCGAAACCATCAAGTCTCTAACTGAGGCTGAAACTCGTGCCGCTGAAGTTGGTGCAATTGCCGCGAAGACCGAGAACGACGAAGAGGTTCGCACCTCACGCGTAACTACTCAGGACCGCGACCCCGGACACTACCGCAAGAATGGTGGTGAATTCTCCTACTTCGGTGACCAGTTCCGCGCACAGAAGATGGGTGACGGTGCTGCCGCTCAGCGTCTCGCCGACAACACCCGTGCTCTTAGCTCTGGTACCAACGGCCCTGGCGTTCTTCCGCCTAAGTGGATGACCGATGAATTCGAGACCTTGAAGCGTCAGGGTCGCGCGCTCGCTAACGTCGTGCGCAACGAAACCATCAACGACGCTCGTCCGATCACGCTACCGAAGCAGACCGCAGGCACCGACGCTGTTGTTGGTGTGCAGGCTTCTGAAAACACCGCTCCTACTTCCACTGACGCGTGGGATAGCGACGTTGAAACTCTGACCCCTGTGACCATCACGGGCGCTCAGCTTGTCTCTCGTCAGCTTTTGGACGGTTCGAGCCCTGCTGTTGACAACCTGATCTTCGGTGACCTGATCAGCGTTTACAACGCTCAGGTTGAAGCTCGTGTTGGTGCAGCTCTTATCACTGCCGCCGGTACTCCCGCCGCTCTTGCAACTGAGGCTGCATTCATCGCTGACAAGGGCGACGCAATCATTGACGCTTCTGTGGCTGTGCGCGTGAACCGTCACGCTCCTGCCGAAATTGTGGCAATGACGCCTCAGCGTTACGGCGCTTACCTGAAGTTGAAGGACACCACTGGTCGTCCGCTTATCCCGCTTGAGACTGCTGGACCGATGAACGTTATTGGTACCGGAAGCGTTGCGGTTGATGGGCGTATTCACGGTCTTGGTGTTATCGCCACTGAGGGTCTTGGCACCGGCGCTTACCCGGACAAGTTCTTGGTTCTGCGTCCTGCTGACACGATCCTCTTTGAAAGCGGCATGCTTCAGTTCCGCTACGACGAAGTGAACGGCCCACAGAGCATCAAGCTTGGTATTTGGGCATACGCAGGTGTCATTGTCCGTGAAGGCGGACGTGGCGTTAAGGCCATTCAGGTCACTGCTGCTAGCTGATGATTAGCCGGTTTCAGGGTGCTCAGTGAATTCGTTTCATTGGGCACCCTGGCCGGCTCATGTCCCAAAGGAATTGCTCATGTGGCCACCTACTCTTGATGCCCTCAAGGCTGACCTTGGGATTGATGACACACGTGATGATGCCGTTCTCACCGAAGAACTGAACAGCGCCATCGCCTATGTCATGCGCATGCGTACTGACCTTGACTTCACGTATGACACGTTGGATGAACGCCCCAAGCCTGATGCTGATCTAACCCTAGGAACGTTGCGCCTTGCTGCCCGTTGGCACGCACGCCGTAAGTCACCTGAGGGAATTATTGATGCCTCCGAATATGGCGTAGCTCGAATCTCAGCGTACGACACTGATATTGAGCGCCTGCTAGGTATTGGCCGCTACAAGCGACCGGTGATTGCCTGATGGCCACGATCAACGACGTACTCACTGAAATTGAGCTAGCGGTCAAGACCGTTCCAAACGTCCGCGTACATCGCGAACCCACCGACAACATCGATCCCCCAACCGTCGTGTTCGGGCCGTTGTCAATGGAATGGGATGTGCCGTGCGCCTACCCCACTTCAGGAACCCTAGAGCTGTATGTCATCGCCAAGTTTGACGACCGCATGAATGAGCGTCTGTACGCCCTTCTACCTCTGGTCGCTCAGGCCGTTGACGAGAACACCACACATGCCACCGTGCGCAGCTCGGTTCCTGGACTTTATCCCACTGGCAACACGTCGTTGCCCGCACAGATTCTTACTATCGAAATCAGTCTTGGAGGCTGACAAATGTCTCTCAATGTGAACAAGCTGAAGACCATTCAGTTCACTATTGATGGCGTCTCTTACGAGTGCCAGGTTCAGAGCTTCACGCTTGATCCCGGCATTGAAGATGGCGAAGTTCTATGGTCGTACTGCGCAGATGGCCGCACCATTCTTGACGCAGACCCCAACCCGACGCTTGCTGTGACGTTCTACAGCGATTGGCGTTCCGCAGGCATCAACGAATACCTCTGGACTAACCAGGGTGAGGATGCCGCATTCCAGTTGGACATTCACCCCGATGACCCGACGCAGCACGTTCGTTGGACGGGAACGCTGCGCATTAAGCCTGGTCCTGTCGGTGGAGAAGTCCGCGCGAATGAAACGACCGAGGTCACGTTCCAGTTGACCACGATCCCTGTTTACGCACGCGTGTAAGGAACTGATCTCTAATGGCTCGTCTATCTCCTACTACTCAGGCCATCGGCCGTGTCGGTGCAGCTACTAACCTCACCGCACCTAACGCTGATGGCGACATTATCGACACTGGCCGCGTGGCGTTGTACGTCGCGAACGGTAGTGCCTCTCCAATCACCGTGACGGTTCAGACTCCGTTGACCGTTGATGGTTTGAACGTTGAAGACCTGACCGTGACTGTTCCCGCATCGGGATTCCGTCTTATCGGTCCGTTCCCTGTTGGGACGTTTGGTCAGCCGTCTGACAATGCGAACGCAGGCAAGGCGCTTGTTGACTATTCGTCTGTCACGTCCGTAACCCGCGCTGTTGTTTCTCTGTAACTGAAAGGTTCACCCTCACCATGATGACCGTAACCGTGGTGCCCGATGAAGGCGCTGCATTCGAAGTAGAAGTTAAGACCCGCGACATTGCTGCGTGGGAGCGCTCAACAGGCAAGGCGTTCAGTCACCTTGACGAAGATATGAAGCTTGATGACATGTACGAATTGGCTTATGCCGCTGCTGTACGTCTGAAGCTCTACGACGGAACTGTTGAAGACTTCAAGCTCACTACTGACATTGAGTTCAAGGGTGAGGATGAATCCCCAAAAGCGGCAGGCACCCGCAAGGCTCGCTGAGCTACACCCTGTGCCAACTAGCAGTTGAAACGGGCACTATGCCTAGTCAGTGGATCGGTGAGGATGAGCGCGACATCTTCACCGTTCTTCACATTCTCGATGAGCGTGCTAAGGCCGAAGAGGCTGCCGCCAAGGGAAAGAAGTACGTCCCCGACGTCGGACCGAATGGCGAGATGTATCGGGGCTGAAAGTAGAACATGGCAAAGTCTTCCGCGCTTGTTGTAAAGGTTCGCGTCACAGGCGTTAGGGAGACTCTGCGTAAGTTTCGCAATCTCCCAAAGGATGCGAACGACAAGCTACGTACACAGTCCAAGCACCTAGCGGCATTGTTCGCCACTAAGGCCAAGGTATCGGCGATGACGGAATCCCGTCAGGCCGCGCTTATCGCACCAACCATTCGTGCCGCACGTGATCGTGTCCCCGCTGTTCAGGCTGGTGGTATGCGCCGTGTTGGTCGCAATAAGAAGCCCGCATACAAGGTCCTGTTCGGATCTGAATTTGGTGCGCGCACTTACAAGCAGTTCAAGCCTCACCGTGGGGCTGAAGGTTATTGGTTCTTCCCGCTCGTGGAACGCGATGCGCAGGACATCTCAGCGGCATGGAGCAAGGCCGCAAATGACATTGTGAAGGAGTTCGGTTCAGATGGCTGACGCCACACGCAATGTCAAGATTCGCTTTGATGGCGAAACCGCAGGACTCACTAAGGCCAGTGCTGAGGCTCGTGCACAGCTAAAGGCGATGCAGAAGCAGGCCGCCGAGTACAACCGCGCCGTCATCAAGATGCAGAAGGAATTGGACGCACGCGCTGCCCTCGTGGCTGATGCACGTGAGAAGCGTTTCGCCCTGATGCGTAAGACCCTTGCGACGGCTACCACTGTCGCGGGCACATTCTTCTCTCAGATGCTCCTAGGGCTCTCGTCCCTCAATGGCGGTATCGGCATCCTCGCTGGTGTTGCTGCGTGGGCTTCTCAGGCTTCTGGTGCTCTGCTCCTAATCCCTGCTGCTATCGGTGTCGGTGCAGCCGCCATGCTCACATTCAAGCTTGGCGCTGACGGCATCAAGGCAGCGTTCGAGGGATTGAACCCAACGCTTGACACGATGAAGGCCAAGGTATCTGACACATTCCGTGTTGGCCTTGCTCCTGCCGTTCGAGATTTGAACACGATCCTTCCACAGACCACTTCTCACTTTCAGGGTATTGCTGCTGCCGCTAGCTCATCGGCCGTTGAGTTCACGCAGATGCTGCGCAACAAGACGAACACCGAAGCTCTTAACGCGACGCTCGATAACTCGGCTGGAATTGTCCGCAACATCGGTAAGGCGCTCGCTCCGCTTGGTCAGGCATTCCTTGACTTGGCGTCTGTTGGTTCTTCTGTACTGAAGCGCCTGACAGATGGTGCAGGCGGTTTGGCTCAGCGTTTCGCCGACTTCATCCGCAATGCGAAGGACACAGGTCAGCTTGAGTCTTGGATGCAGGGAGGCATTGAAGCTTTCAAGGATCTTTGGGGTTTGCTCAAGGATGTCGGTGGAATCATCGGCGACGTTTTCTCAGCGCTGCGTGAAGGTGGCGCGGGTGTTGCTCCGATCCTTGGTCCTGCGATTCAGACTATCCGCGATTTCGTACAGTCGCCTCAGGGTCAGGAAACGTTTAAGACTCTCGGTGAAGCGCTAGCCAAGATTGGCGACGCAGTCTCACGCATCCTCGGACCCGCGCTGAAGGCTGTAGCACCTTTGATTGAGCCTTTCGCAGGATTGCTAGGCGACATCGGTCAGATTCTCGCTGACACTCTCGGCCCCGCGCTTGAGCGACTTGGTGAAATTCTGAAGCCTGTGTTCGACGCTTTGGCACCTGTGATCCGTCAGTTGATTGAAGGTCTGGCACCGATCATTCCTGTGATCGTGCAGTCTCTTGGTCCGCTTGGTGTTGCGCTTGTGCTTTTGGCACCTGCGATTTTGGCGCTGAACATTCCGATCATGCTTGCGGTCTCAGGTCTCTCGGCACTCGCCCTGCTTATGCGCGGTGATGTGTCCGGTGCTATGAGCACAATGCAGCAGGGTTGGACCAACGCCAACAACACGATGAAGACCATTACCGATACCAACTGGGGCGGAATGGCCGAACAGGTCATGAATGCCACTTCGGGAATGAAGACCAACGTGTTTGGCGCGACCGATCAGATGAAGGGTTCCTTCGCTAACGGCCTGATGGGGATGCAGAATTCCGCCAGTTCAGGTTTTGGCAGCATCGGCGGCATGGTCCGTAGCGGACTTGGAAACATGGTCTCCGCTATCGGAAACGGAATCCGCGAAGCCGTCTCTTGGTTCGTCTCACTGCCGGGCAAGATCCTAGGCGCGCTTGGTGACCTTGGCTCGCGCCTCTTTCAGTCTGGCGCATCGCTTATCGGCGGTTTCATCAACGGTATTACCTCACGCATTGGTCAGGCTGTGAGCGCTGTTGGTGGCGTGCTCTCACGTATTCGTGGAATGTTCCCGTTCAGCCCTGCCAAGGAAGGGCCGTTCAGTGGACGTGGCTGGACTTTGTTCTCTGGTATGTCTATCGCCGAATCTCTTGGTGACGGTATCGACCTGACGGCCAAGCGTGCCATTCGTTCGGCTCAGAGCTTGACGGCTGGTCTGCGAGCTGCCCTCCCGGCAGAGATGACCGCAGGCATTTCAGCGAACGTCACAGGGCTTCTAACGCCTGTTCCGCAGTCTGGCATCGCCTCGACCATTGCAGCCGCTCAGGCGCGAACTGAGAGCGCAAACAGCGCACCTCAGATCCTTCAGCTTGACCTAGACCTTGGCGCAGGCATCACACAGCGCATTGAGGTCGAGATTGACAAGAACAACGAAGCCGTTGCACGTCAAGTGCGCACAAACTCCGGAGGTTATCGATGACGTTGAACGCGACGTATGCCGATGACCTTTCCCGTGTGCGCTTGACGTTCAGCGGAGCAAACACGGATGCCGATTACGCCATCATTGAACGTACGACTGATGGCGTCAATTGGTCCGTTGTTCGTGGTGGCGCGACTGTTCCCGTTACGGCAGGAGCCGGCCAGCTTGATGACTATGAATTTGTGGCGGGTGTTCAGAACACCTACCGAATCACGTACAAGGATTCCGCGCCCATCACTTGGATTGGTTCGTCAGGCCCGTTCACAGGCGTCAACACATCGCTTGTTGTTGCTTACAACGGCGGTACTCAGGTCGGTGACCTTGTCCTGTGCATTGCCACGATCCGCAACACATCCGCTAGCGTAGTTGTTCCGGCTGGCTGGACTGTCTTTGCCTCAGTATCGAACGTTAAGGTTTTCGGAAAGATTTACGACGGCTCACCACCTCCCACGATTAACTTCACAGGTGGCGTGGCAGGTGCCGACGTAACTGCGCAGACAACCACATTCCGCAACGCAGATATTGACTCTCTTGGCGGGAATACCAGCTTTGGCAGTTCTGCTCAAAATATCACTGTTTCTGGCATGACCCCTTCTGAGGTTCCAGCGCAGTACGTGGTGTTTGGTTGGAAGCAGGACGATTGGTCAAGCGTGTCGACTTCCCCGGTATTTGCTGCCGAGCTTGGAAACGTTGTCTCTACCGCAGGTGATGATGCAGGCCACCTTTGGTTCACACGTGCTGTGACGACTAAGACACTTCAGCCCACTACAACTTTCACGCTCACTGGCGGAACAACAGCGCCCGTTGTCAGTGGGAAGTTCATGCTTGGGCGACGTAAGAACGTCGGTGTTGAAACGCAGACCATCACACCTGCGCTTGACTCGATTTGGCTGAAGAACCCTTCACGCCCATCGTTGAACACGAAGATCTGCGTCACGGACGTTTCCGACATCACTCGACCTTCCCGCGTTGGAGTGTTTGAGGTAATCGGGCGCACGATGCCCGTTGCCGTGACAGACGTTCAGGGCTCTCGACGCCTGACACTGACAATCACCACAACGGACCTTGGTGCGGCTGCCGATATGGATGCGCGCCTATCTTCGGGTGAGCCTGTCTTCATTCAGACGCCTTCAACTGATCACGCGGTGCCGACGATGTATGCCGTTCTAGGTGACGTCGTTCAGTCAAAGCGAACGTTCAACGGCGAACGTCGATTCTTCACGCTGCCACTTGTAGAGGTTGCCGCACCAGGATCGATCGTTACCGGTGACACGATTCTTTGGCTCGACGTTCCCGCAACGTATGGCACGTGGGCTGACGTAATCGCAGCTAAGACCTCTTGGTCAAACCTAATGGATTCCATTGCAACGGGCAGCGTCATTGTCCCGTAACAATGCTACGAATGGTGGTGAGAGATGCGCCCAGTAACTGACTCATTTCTTGCCACCGTTCGTGGTGCACACAAGATGGTTGCTCGTGCTCGAATCTGCGCACCTGGTCAGGTTGGCGTTAATCCTGTCGGCACCGAAATTCCGATCATCTCAGGCGATGTGGTGATGGACTCGACGGCCGATATCACCTCGACCTTGAGCCTTACCACTCACTACGACTGGCCTTATGACGCTACTGACCTTGGTACACCATACGGTCAGGAGATCTTTGTTGAGCGTGGCGTGACGTACGGCAACGGTACTACCGAATACGTTGGTCTTGGCTACTTCCGTATTGAGAAGGTTGAACAGACCCGAACTGATGGTCAGATTCGCATTACGGCCTCTGACCGTATGGCATCCCTTATCGACGCGCGACTAACCCAGCCTGTTCAGTTTGGTGCTGGAGCTTCCGTGCAAAGCGTCATTGACTATCTCGTCAGCGACGGTGGCCTATCGGGCGTTCCTGTCGTGTATGACTATTCGGCAGGCGCAGACCTACTTGGTACGTCGCATATCGCTGACCGTGAACGTGTGAAGTTCATGCAAGACGTCCTCAACTCCCGCGCCAAGATTATGTATTTCGATTACGCGGGACGTCTTCAGGTCAAGAGCCGCCCTGATCCTACAAAGGCAGCAGTGTTCACTATCAACCACGGACGTAATGGTGTCTTGGTTGATGCAAAGCGTGCGCTTTCTCGTGATGGCGTATACAACGCCGTTGTTGCTACAGGTGAACCTGTCGGGGAGCAGACACCTGTGATGGGTGCCGCATTTGACCTGGTCTCAACGTCACCAACGTATTACTACGGCACGTTCGGCAAGGTCCCGCGTTTCTTCTCCTCATCGTTCTTGGAGACGAACGCTCAGTGTGTCGCTGCCGCACAATCCATGCTCCTGACAGTCACAGGTCTTCCATACAACGTTTCGCTTGGCCTGGTCCCAAACCCAGCGCTTGAAGCTAGCGACGTCGTGACCGTGACATACAACGACCACCTAAACCCTGAGACGCACATCATTGACCGTCTGACAATCCCGCTCGATGCGGAAGGCGTTATGTCGATTGAGACGCGCAAGCAGTATTTGTGAGGTTCCTACATGGCGTCTTTCGCTGAAATCGCTGCCCTAATGTCGCAGGGGCTAGCCGGCCCTCAAGGCGGTGAAGACTTCTCGATTCATTCAGGAGTCATTCAGTCTTGGGATGAAGTTTCTGGCGTGAACACTGTTCTTGTTAACGGGACGGTGCTCTCCAACTTGAAGGTCATTCAGTCGGGCATTGGCTTGACTTACTTCCCTGGCGACGTCGTGACCATCATGCGCAAGCAGAGTGTCTATTTCATTCTTGGACGTGTCGCCGCTCCTGGCACTGGTGCTGGCAATCAAATTGCAGCCGCACAGGTACAGCCGCTTGAATCAACCACATCAGGTACGTTCACGAATCTTGCGACGTATGGCCCTGAGGTTTCCGTAACCATTGGATCGTCACGCCGCGCCTTGGTGTTTGTTTCGGCGACGGTTCAGATTAGCTCTTCATCAGGCTTCATGTCGTTTCAGGTCAGCGGTGCATCAAATATCGCACCTGACAACTATCGCTCAGCCGGTCACGGTTCAAACGCGGCAGGAACGATCTTTTCCGCTGCGTCTTCTTCAGTGCTTCTCACAGCCGCTGAAGGACTTAACGCAGGCGTGAACGTCTTCACTGCCAAGTATCGCCGTGATGTTTTCGGTGCCGGAACAGGCGCAGATTTCGCCGGTCGCCGCATCATTGTCATTCCGTTCTAAGAGGTTCATCAATGCCAAGCACACCAACTTATGCGTTCCCTTACCCTGCCCTGACTGATCCTCCGAACGGTGCCGCTCAGATTCAGGCTCTTGCTACCCAGGTTGAAAGCAAGCTATCCATCACTGACGCGAACGTTTCCACGGTTCTAGCTGACACTGCCAAGGTCGGTGGTGAATGGCGCGCTAGCGCTCAGCAAAACTTGGCGACTGGTGCAAACAAGCTGACATTCGCTACGAACGTCGTGTCCCCAACAGGTATCACGTTCAACGGCACCGACACCTGGACCATCGTCACGTCAGGCGTCTATACGCTTTTCGCTCAACTCAGGACTACAGCCACCGGTCAGGATGGCGCGTTGGCCTTTTCTGGTACGTCGTACTCTGACGGAACGCTTCTATTCCCTGGCAGTGTTGTTAACAGCATCTGGGGTGACATTGGCCATTCGGCGACAGGTTATCTAACCGCAGGTACAAGTATCTGTGCCTACTACTACAACAACGAAGCTGCCACTACTACGGCTTTCGCTACCCGACCACCGATGTTCAAGATTTGGCGAGTGGCGGGGGCATGATGGATTGGGCAGCTATTCTTGCCGCATTGCCTGAGGTTGGCGTGACGGGTGTCCTGTTGATGCTCCTGGTCTATGGCGCAAAGGTCTTTTTCACTCAGGACAAGCACCACGACGACCGTACAGACCAGGTGTATGACAAGACCGTCACCGAGATGAAGGCTCTGTATGAGCACAGCATCACCGAGCTACGTACCGAAATCGCCACCTTGCGCACCGAGATTGCAGCGCTACGCACCGAGCTTGAGATAGAGCGTGCCGCACGTCGCAAGGCCGAAGAGGAAGCGCACCAGTTGCGCACACAGAACTAAGAAACCCCGGACACTGAAACGGTCACAGTGTCCGGGGTTTCTTTTGTTTACAGGTCAGGAAGCCTCGTCCAACACCAACGCGGGCGCAGGCTCAGGAGATGGGGACTTGAGCAGGCAGCGATCACAGGGCATGCCCTGCATCTCGCCGAGGATGTCGAAACTGTTGGGCTGCAAGTAAAGCGTGCACAACGTGGGGTAGCCGAAACCAGGCAGGAACGTCAGTTCTCCTGTCTCTGCAACGACTTCCACAAGATGCGTGGTGCGCTTTGTCTCACCAACGATGCCGGGACGAAGCCGGACGAATGCCAGTGCCAT